ATAAACTCAGCGTATGCACAGACACAGAACCATGGTTCTAAGTACTATGAAGACGAGGACAGAGTTAATCAGCTAAGGATGAAGCTCAAGCGTGGAGTGTCAAAAAAAGAAATTCGTCTTCAGTTAGCTGAATCCAAGATTGAAGACGCTGTAATTGATTCTGTTATTACCTCAATCGAAGAGGACGAAAGCGAGAAAAGGTTTTGGAATAAAAGTGATAAAGGTGTTATAACAATCATACACTATCTATTTAGAAAGTTTCTTGAAGATAATGGATTCTTTAAGTTTAGTCCTCAAGGAAGCAAGAACTTTATTTTTGTAAGGGTAACTAACAATCTAATAGACCATACAACTGAGGAAGAGATTAAGGATTTTGTATTAGGATACTTAGAAGACCTTGATGATATGTCTGTATACAATTACTTTGCAGACAAGACTAGGTTCTTCAGGGAAGAGTTTTTATCTCTGTTAGGTACTGTGGATGTATACTTTATAGAGGATGATAAAGACACAGCTTACCTGTACTACAGGAATTGTGCTGTAAAGGTAACTAAGACCAAGAAAACAACAATAGATTACTTAGACCTTGGTGGTTATGTTTGGAAAGATCAGGTTATAGATAGAGACTTTGAGCTTTGCGATTCTTTTAATTGTGATTACAAAACATTTATAAAAAATATATCAGGAGGAGATAAGCAAACAATTCATTCTATGAGAAGTACTATAGGATATATGTTACACGCTTATAAGAATCTATCTTATTGTCCAGCAATTATATTGAACGATGAGATTATATCTGAGAACCCTGAAGGAGGAACAGGTAAGGGTTTATTTATGAATGCGTTATCTCAAATGAAGAAACTTGTTACCATTGATGGTAAGTCGTTTAACTTTGAGAAGAGCTTTGCATATCAATTGGTTAGTGCTGATACACAGATACTATGCTTTGATGATGTAAAGAAACATTTTGATTTTGAACGGCTGTTTAGTGTTGTTACTGAAGGCCTTACTTTAGAGAAGAAGAATAAGGATGCTATCAAGATTCCATTTAGTAAATCCCCTAAGGTTTCTATAACAACTAACTACGCCATAAAAGGTAGGGGTAATTCATTTGCAAGGAGAAAGTGGGAGCTTGAGTTTGCTCAATTCTATACCAAAGACTTTACTCCATTGGTTGAGTTTGGTAAATTATTATTTACTGAATGGGATGAAGATGAATGGTGTGCCTTTGACAACTATATGATTGAGAATGTTATGTTCTACCTTACTAAGGGTTTGATTAAAGGTAACTTTAAGAATCAGACAGTTAGAAACTTAGGTGCAGATACCGCTCATGAGTTTGTTGAATGGTGTGGATTATTTGGTGGAGAATTTAAAAACGAGATTATTAAGTATGATGAGAAGATATACAAGAATGAATTGTATATGGATTTCATTCAAGACAATCCAGACTTTGCGCCTAAAGCTAAACGAACTATATCTAGAACAGAGTTTTATAGATGGTTAAAATCATTTGCATTATTTAAAACCAACAACAACCCTGAAGAAGGTAGAGACTTAAATGGTAGGTGGATAATCTTTATAACAGATAAGGTTAACAAAAACATACAAAAAGATGACAGTAGATTTTCATTCTGATTTTAAGTGGTGTATTGATAATGACTTTCAAGTATACGTACAACCCATATATGGTTCAGGTCATTGTAGGATTGCAATTAGAAAGGGAGGTATATCAACAGAGGGTAAGTCTTCTAAGTATTGTCATGAGAAACAAATGATGTTGTATAGTGAAGAAACATTAGGATCTGTTATATACAAGAATCAGAAATTAGCCAATGAAAAACTACCGGAAGTATATAAATATTTAAGAGAAACATATAAAAAATAAAAATGGACATAGAAAAAATTATAAATTTAATAGTAAATGACCTACAGTTAAATGCTATGCCTTATGAAAATTATGTGTACGAACCAAAATCTACACATCAGATTATTAGAAAGCACTTAACTAAAATAAACTATGATAAAATTTAGAGACTATCAGAAGGAGATAATAGATAAGGGTAAAAGTATTTTAGAGACAAAAAAATTCGTTTACCTTTCAATGGAGGTTAGGACAGGTAAGACACTTACATGTTTAGGAATCTTAGACAAGATGATGATAGTGAACAAAGTGTTGTTCATTACTAAAAAGAAAGCTATAAGTAGTATAGAGTCTGATTATAAGTTGTTGAGTCCAGGGTTTGATCTTACTGTAATAAATTACGAGTCATTACATAAGATAGATTTAAAGGGTTGGGATGCTGTTGTGTGCGATGAGGCTCATAGTATGGGAGCGTTTCCTAAGCCTAGCAAAAGAGCAAAGCAAGTTAAGGAGTTTGTTGTTAAAAACAACCCATATGTTATACTGCTATCAGGAACACCAACACCTGAATCATTTAGTCAGATGTATCATCAGGTATATGGTATAGCTTATAGTCCTTTTAGAAAGCATACTAATTTCTATAAGTTTGCTAAAGAATATGTAGTTCCTAAGACCAGGAGAATTGGAGGATTCATGGTAAATGATTATTCACAGGGTAAGGAAACCATATTAGATGCTATGAATCAATACATGATTTCATATACTCAAAAAGAAGCAGGTTTCGAATCTGTAATAGAAGAAGATGTTGTGTATGTTGATCCTCCTGAAATGATTTTAAAGCTATGTAACAGACTTAAAAGAGATTTAGTTGTAGAGGGTAAGGATGATGTTATATTAGCTGACACTAGCGTTAAATTAATGCAGAAGCTACATCAGATGTATAGTGGAACTGTAAAATTTGAAAGCGGTAACTCTATGGTAATAGATACATTCAAAGCTCAGTTTATATATGATAATTTCTGTAGTCAAAAAATAGGAATCTTTTATAAGTTTAAGGAGGAATTGAATGCATTGAAGCAGGTATACGGTGATGAACTATGTACGGATTTAAGTACGTTTGAAAGTACAGATAAATCAATAGCATTACAGATTGTATCAGGTCGTGAAGGAATATCATTAAGAAAGGCAGAGCTTTTGATTTACTATAACATAGACTTTAGTGCCACAAGTTATTGGCAGTCAAGAGATAGGATGACTACTAAAGATAGACCAGAGAATAAAGTAGTCTGGATATTTACAAGAGGTGGAATTGAGCCTGATATATATAGAGCTGTTACTAAGAAAAAAGATTATACATTAAAACATTTTAAAAGAAATTTATTAACTTTAAATTAAATACAATGATAGAAGCAATTGGTTGGCTATGTATAGCCTGGGTAGTAATGATAGTAGGAAAAGCTATAGGAAAAAAGATATGGCCTGAAGATTGGAGGGATGAGTTCTATGATTGAGATAATCATAACTGAGGAAACAATTGAATATGCTAAACAAAAATTAAGTAGGATTATATCTAAAGATAATCTAACTTTAAATAAATTTGGTTCTGAGAGAAATCGTATATTGGTTGGATATATTGGTGAGAAAATAATAATGGATTATCTATCTTTAGACAAGGATGTTGATGATTATGAATTTGATTTGTTATCCAAAAAAAATAAGAGGTTAGAAGTAAAAACAATAACCTGCAAGTTTAAACCTAAAGAAGATTATTGGTGTACAGTAAACTCACATGATTTGAGTGGAGTTCATAAACAAAAAGCAGATTATTATATTTTTTTAAGAATGATAAATGACTTTTCAAAAGCTTGGATTTTAGGTTGGATTCCATGTGATGAGTTTTTCAGTAAGGGAACTTTTGTATCAAAAGGAACTAACTTTGATAAGTTTAAATTTCATAAAGCAAATGCAACTATACTTGAAATAAATAAGTTAAATAAATTTTAATATGACAAAAGAAACTTTAGGAGAAACAAGAAAAACTATTTGGGTATTTGGAAAACCACAAAGTATGTGGATTCCAATGATGAATCCTAAATATTTAACCGAAAATAATCTTTGGGACAAAAAAAACAAATTATGAATAACGAAAAATTACCAATGAAATATTTAGAAAATGAAGTAAAATTTAATCAATTATTAAATATGTTTAGTCATATTTCAACCCCTTCTTTTTATTCTACACAAGTTAAAATTGCGGCTAAAGAATATGTTTATTTTATGAATGAAATTAAAGATATGAATGATAATAAACTTATAGTCCAAAACACAGGTGTTAATTCTGGAGAAACATTTGCAATAAAAAGAGGCGACAAGTTTATTGTGAACGAAAAGCTTGTTAAAAAATGTATAAATATGGCTCATAATGATAATTTGTATAGGACATTCGGTTTTTTTAAAACTAATGTTGTCTTGGATAAATTAAAAAATGCATTAGATGACAGAACAACAGATACAAGCGAAAAGGATTAAGCAGTTAGAGGCTGAAGGTTACTATGTTATTAAACTTATTAAGACTAATAAGAACGGTATACCTGATCTTGTTGCTATACCCCCTAATTGTGGTGTGTTGTTTTCAGAAGTAAAAAAGCCAAGTGGCAGGGTGTCTGCCATACAAGAATATAGATTAAAAGAATTAGAAAAGCATGGATGCAAAACAGAAGTATACAGAGGAGGAGTTTGAAATAGATGAATATTTTTTAGAACAAATGAGAAACTACAGAAATGGAGCTGCAGTAAAAGTGGCCTCAGTAATTGATCACATGTATGGAGCAGAAACAACCTACGGTTATATTGAAAATAAAACAGGAGTTGTTAATGACGACAAAAACAATCCTGTGTTTTTTAAAATAGATTACTTTAGAGATGAAGATGGCCCAATAGTTCTTATGGATACCTATGAAATATCTTCTGATGAATATTTAGACTCAATTAATTTAAATCAAAATATAACATGAGAAAAGAAACATTAATTAAACATGTGATTCATGTTGTTCAAGAAGAAACAAATATAAAAGATTTAAAAAAGATAAGCAGAGAAAGACAACATGTTGACGCTAGAAGAATAGCTTATTATATATTTCGTAATTTGCATGGAATGAGTTTTCAGGCAATAGCAGATATTTTTGACAAGAACCACGCCTCTGTTCTTCATTCTCTTAAGGATATAGAGTTTATTATTAAATTTGATAAGGAGTTTTCGTTTATATATAATAAGTGTCTTACTAAGTTATCTAGTGGAGAAATGAGAAGAGAAGAAATAAAAAATGAAATAAGAGAACTCGCAAGAGAATTAAGAACTATAAAATATTGGTAAAATGGAATACAGTTACGAAGACATTGATAAAGTTGTAAACTTTAAAACCTGGTCAGAAAAAAAGAAAATAGATGAGTTGTTTAGAATTGATTGTTATCAGTATACCAACTTAGGTAAAGAGTCAACAAAAACAGAACGTGAAGTTGTAAGAAGAAAATCAAAAGCAATTTATAAAGCTGTTACTAAAATCAATCAAGATGTTGGGAAACATTTATTATACGCACAAGATTAACAATCTTTGTTAATAAGTTTTCTATTTTTATTGAACAAAAACTTGTACATTACAGAAACAAATAGTACAAATGTCAATACACAAAAACAGCAGAAACTCAATTAACTTTATTAACTTATTGATGAAATCCATCAATGACTTAACCGATGACATCTACGAGTCTTTAATGGATGAAGATTATGAGCATTTAAACCAATCCATCAAGGAGCTTCATTCTGTTTTGCGTGAGACGCAAAAATTTACAGAAGATGAGTTATAGACCAAGATTGTCAGGTAATAAAAAATTAGCTTACGAGAATCTGACAACTAAAGAACGAAGGATATTAGTTATTGGAGACATACATGCTCCCTTTGAACTAAAAGGTTACTTTGAATTCTGTAAAGAAACTTATTCTAAATACAACTGCAACCAAGTAATATTCATAGGAGACATAATTGATAACCACTACAGTTCATTTCATATTAGTGATCCTGATGGTATGGGTGGTGGAGATGAATTAGATTATGCTATAAACGATATAAGTAAATGGGTAGAAGCTTTCCCTGTTGCTGATGTTCTGATTGGAAATCACGACAGAATTATAATGAGAAAAGCTTTTGACTCTCAAATTCCTAAGCGATGGGTTAAGTCTTACAACGATGTTCTTGGAACTAATTGGAACTGGGTAGATAGAATAGTCTACGATAATGTACAGTACGTTCATGGAGAAGGTGGGACAGCAAGAACCAAATCAAAAAATGATATGATGTCTACAGTACAAGGCCATATCCATACACAGGCTTATGTTGAATGGAGCGTTGGAAGAAACTTCAAGGTCTTTGGAATGCAAGTTGGTTGTGGAGTAGATGGAACATCTTACGCAGCTGCTTATGCCAAGAACTTTAAGAAACAAGCAATAGGATGTGGTGTGGTATTAGGTGGACATACAGCTATTAATAGACTAATGGATTTATAAGATGAAAGATAAAATCGTAGAAGATTTAAAAAAAGAGTTTGATGCTAGAAGTTGTGTCGGTATAAGTAAATACAAAACTACACTACAGGATAATAATAAAGATAACTTTTTACAGCATCTAAAAGAAGAACTAATGGATGCTGCTTTATATATACAAAAGATTCAAAGCAATGAAAGATAAAATAATAGAACAGATTCTTAAGGAAAAATCTAAAGACAGACCTAACTACAAAGCAATTCAGAAGCTGCAACAATTATTTGATGCAGCTATTGATGATGATAGTGAACAACTATCTTCTTCTTCTTCTTCTTAATTCCCTTTCTCTTTTTTCTTTACGTTCTTTTTTTGCTCTTAAAATTGCTTGATATTTTGGGTCATTATTCCTTTTTTCTTTAAGCTCTTTTTTCTTTCGTCTCATTTCATCAGCTTTCCTAGGATTAATTAGTTCCATTTGTTTAATACTCAATCGCTTACCTTTGTTTTCTTCCAGTCTTTTTGCCTCCTTTACTTCAGACCAATTTTTAGCAACATAATATCTTCTAACGTCTTTATAAAAAGGAATTGCACCAGGAATATTAAGCATCTCTATAGCTGTTCTTTCAGACATAAATTCTTTAAATGCTCTATTAGCTACGGTAGCATTTTTACTATCCATCTTTGCTAATAAATCTGCAACCCTTAGACTTGCATTTACTTGATTTGATAAAGGCCCTGACAAAACATTTATTAACGCTGATGCTGCTCCTTTTCTTTCTATACTTTCTGTGTTAATAATAGAAAAAATTAATGAATGTTTGTATTGATTATATCCTTTTCCATCATCATCTGACCATAAGCCCAACTCTTCTCCATAAGATTTATTAAAACTTTCAATACCTATGTTTGGCAGAATCTGAGGAATGTTCCCTGTTACACCTCTTGTTATTAATGAAACTCCTGCACCAACCGCTTGTCTTATAGCTAGCTCTTCGTAATCAACATCATCTTCATCATCAAGACCTAGCATTGATTGCCATAAAGCAGTTAAAGCTTTATAAGAGACAACGTAAAGACTCATTCGAGCCATTACAGCTGTTAATTTTGCAGCTCCTTGTATTGGGCTTTGATCCCCTTGACCGACCATAGATGCAATTGCTTGTCTGGCTGTAGCGTATTCATTAATAGTAAATCTAGCCATGTATGAATTAAGTGTTCTGTAATAATTCTTACCAGTATTTCCTGCTCCTGCTTTTAATTGATTCTTTAACACACCACTAAATGGGTCATTAGAAGTTGCTGCTTGAGTTACTGCTTTATCAGCAGCAATCCTAGATTCTTTAATAGCATCAGCATATTTTTCCATATACTCTTGGTCATTTTCTGAAATCTTATTTACATCCATTTCTTGACCTGTTATAGACTTAAAGGTTCTACCGAATGTTCCAAAAAATAAAGGTCTTGAAATCATTTTATCAGGAGTACTTAATAAGTTATCTGCTACAAACTCAATTCCTTTAGCCCCTTGAGAAGTAAACCTACCAGCATACTCAATTCCCTCACCTAACTTAGTTTGTTTAGTTCTGCTGCTTGTCTTTTTATTTCTAACAACACCTCCTTGTTCTGCTTTAGAGCCTGATAATATTTCAGAATTATATAATTTAGTGTAAGAAATAGCTCCAACATTTATAGCAAAATCCATTCCGTTTTGCCCAAGCCCTAGTTTACCGTACTTAGTCATCCCATCCATTGTTTCAAGGGGACTATCCAAAAGTGCAAAAGTTAAGTTAGAACCAAGTTCAGCTACTGCTCTAGGAACAGAAGCTAGTGTTCCGTAATAACCTATTCTTTTTGCTACATCCATAAGCTTACCACCAACAACATCGGTGCTAAAGTTAGAACCAATAACGTTATCTATAGCTTCTGTGTATACTTCATTTAAATCTTTAGCAGCCTGAATAACTTCTTCTCTATCTGTATTTCTTTCTGTTATTTTAATTAATTCATTTAACGCTTTTCTTTCTGTTTGAATTTCATTTGTTAGATAATAATCCATACCCACCGCCCTTACTGCTCTAAGTGCTGATGAAACAGGACTAAAGTCAATAGACTTATTATTACTTACTCCTGTTCTGCTTATTGATGTTTTTGACTTTGTACTAGAGTTAAAGTAATTCATTTGACTCTGCAATTGAGAATCATTTTGGTCTCTGTTTTCAGAAAATCCCTTAGTATCTACATCCATTTTGTGATGTACATAGTTATTTAATAAATCTAATTTACCTCCTCGAACAATAGTTGTAGCATAAGCCTGTTTGTCTGACAATGAATTATAAACATCACGCATTATCTTTATCGCCTTCTTTACTTTAGGAGATAAAGACTCATCCATTTTTTTAGTTGTAACTACACCATTATCATTGTACTTTTTTAACATAGCTTCTAAAACTGCTATATCTGATTCATTGTATCTGCTTTTTTGAGGGTTTTTATTATATTTTTTTACTACAGCAGACACATATCCATTGGGAGTATCAATACCCTTTACTCCTGGATTGCTTTCACTCTCTAATGCCAATAGATACATCTGTACTTCAAAATTTCTTTCAACAGATTTATTTACACTTTCCTTTAAAGATGGTGCTAAAAGTTTTTCTACAGCAGCAAGTTTATCTGTAGCCTTAGCTGCCCAAGCATTATATGCAGCGTATTTAGATGCTATAGGTGTAAATGTATTGTTCCTTATATTTTGATTTGCATAGTTACCAAACACATTATCAATAACAGACAATGGGTTTGATCTTATCATCTCCTGAGCTACTCCTTTACCTGTATACTTACTTTTTAAATAGGATTCTCCAAAGGTTTTAATCATAGCTGCTTTATGTTTCCCAGTTCCGTACTTCATAATCATAGGCATAATATCTTGCGCCCTACTGTTTATAGATTGGCCAAGCTTGTTTGCAGCATGAGTATAAAACCCTTCGTTTATGTTCTCAAGAGTAATCTCTAATTCCATTAGTTGATTACCTGTTAGCCCAACTATATCAGAATCTTTTATGTTTTTATAGACATTAACATCACCTGCCTCTCTTGTAGTAGTGTCTAGGTTTTTTAAAGTAATTCCTTTAGACCTTGACTTTATGTTGTTTAAAACCTTTTGTCTGTTCTCTGCATAGTTATTAGCGGCCTGAACTATATCAGTATTTTCATCTGTTTCAGCTAAATTAATCTTATCTATAAGAGTTTCTAACTCAAATGAATCTAACTTACCTAAATCATTTTCAATAAATTTACTGTTATCTTTAAGTAATGTTTCGCCATCTACGTCTTCATCAATTATTTTATCAACTATATTTTTTAATGTCTCAGCTTCTTTAGTTTCTACCTCTTCACTAACCTCTGGAGTTGCTACATACAAAGAGTCAAATAAGTTTTGAGCCTCTAATATAAATGGAGCTAATTCTGATTTTTTAGAGTTCTTAATTCTTTTTAGAAAATCATTATAAGAATCTATATTTTCAGATGTAAGGTTACTAATAGGTGTATTTAAAATATTTGACAATCTTGTATTCAAGTCTGTATTTAAACCATAAGCTCCAGAATTAAGTTTCTTTGTTACATCTGAATTAAGTTTAATAGCCTGTGCTTCTTTAACAGCAAAGTCTGCATTATTAAAAATTTTCTCAGAGTAATCTATTAATTCTTGTACAGCTAATTCATTGTCAAGGTTTACACTATTAACTCTATTTACAACTGCTCTTGTTTGAGCTGCGGTAATAGTTCCTTTTTTACCCTTAGCATATGTCTTTATCTGATCATTAAGATTTTTTCTTTTAGTTTTTAAATCTTGTTTACCTTCTCTGTTGGCCTTGTTCCAAGCTTTCCAAAATCTTTTACGTTGAGCATTCTCTCCTTCTTGTCTTGCTTTGTCGGTTCTAGTTGTACTCTTTATAGATTTTAAAATACCTTTATAAGTATCAGCCGTTACAGTTTGACTATTGGTTTTAGCAATGGCTTCTACCTCAGCCTGTACTTCTGCTTCATTAGCAGCATATAAATCTATCTGCTCATTTGAAAAGTTAGTCTCTCCTTTTGCTATCTTAGTAGCTAGTCTTCTTGTTTTTGATTTATCTTTAGGTGATTCTTTTCGTATTTCAGAAACTCTTTTATCTATAGCTTCTTGATTCTCTGAATAAAATTCTATAGCTTCATCAGATAATTCGTTAGAAGTATCAGCATCAGCCATTCTATTTGCAAATGACTCAATCTTATTGTCGAGGTCATTGTTCACACTCATCACTTTTGGAGACTGCATATCTTCTGAACGACCTTCAGACCAAGTCCACTCAGGCATTAATCCTACTTTTTGATCTGCAAAAACCGTATCCTCTGCACTTGCAGTTCTATTTGATTCCCCATTAGGGCCAAAATTTACCCAAGAGTTTTGTCCTCTTGTTTCACTTGTCATTGCACCAATAGCAGCTCCTGTAAATAATCTAGAATGAGCTTGCCAAGCATTCTCCTCTCCTCTTGCTCTAAACCCTGCCCCTTCTAATCCATGGCCAAAAGCATCATGAACAGCTCTAAATAAATCATTAGCTGTAACGGACTTGGTTTCTCCATTCAATCCTCCAACTGGCCATTTTAGACCTGTGTCTTCTAGTAAAGGATTTTGAGAAACATCAACATCTTCATCTGAACCAAAACCTAAATCTGTTGGGAAAACTCCCATTTCTTTATTTTTACGCAAATCACGCATTGCATTAAATGGAGACGAAATGTATTCAATATTTTTAGGATTGTTTAAGTCAATAAACCAAAATTTATAACCTGCTTTAACTAAAGCTTCATATTGAGCTTTAGTTTGTTTTATTAATTCAGCATAGGCCTCCTTTACTTTTGGATTTTGAGGATCGTTAGCCATTTCTGTGTAAGCATCAGCTATTCTTTTAGCTCTAACAGGATCTACTTCAACGTATTCTCCTTGTCTTTTGAGTTCAATATTGTTGTCATTTGCATATTTTTCAGCAACGGATACGAGCTGTATATCTGGTCCTGTTGCACCTTTGATGACTGGAGTGCCTTGAAGAGGCGTAGTTTTGCTGATTGAAGTCCGTCTTGTTCCTCCGTCTCTGGAGCGTTTGGATTGTACTTGTTGTTTTGTTTTTTCATTAGTTTTTGGTTTAGATTTAAAAGCTTCTTGTGCTTTTTTCATGTTCCTAAAAGAGTCCTCTCTAAGATTTAATTGTTCCTCAGCAGTTATTTCATTATTAAACTCCATTTGAGCGATAACCCTAAGTTTACTTCTTCTCTGTTTACCTATGTCATTGTAATCTTCTGACACCTCTATAGAAGAAAGAGGATTGTCCCCAAATACTTGTGGGGTATCTGTTAACTGTTCAGTATCTGTCGTTTTGTTTCCTTTTCTTCTTCTTACTGCTTTTGGACTTGCTATGTTCTCAAATCCTTCTATTGTTTCCGTTTTAACAATACCGCTGCCCTCTTCAGAGACAACAAGCTCAATAACTCTTTCATTAGTTATATCGTTATCTTTTCCAAGAGTATCATTGTTGTATGTTTCTCCGTCTTTGTTTTTATATTGTATTTTTCTACTACCGTCTTTTGCAGTTATAATCACAACAATAGCTTTATCACCATTGTCGTCAACTGTTTCATAAGATTCTTTTTTTACAGGGTCATAAGGCTTAAGTTGCGTTTCTGCTACTTGTTCAACATTTCCCTCCGTAGTCGTGTCGCTAGTTGTATCGGTTTGCGTTTCACCTTCTTCGACTTGCGTGTCGGTATCTGTCCCAACGTCTCCTTCTCCCACTTGCTGCAGTTCCACTTCGGAGTCTGCCCCATCTGTTTGGCTTGTTGCATCATCTGGTAACACTTGCTTCTCTGTGCTTGGCTCTTGAATGGCATCTTTTTCTGTTTTAATTAATACAGGTAAGTCTATTTTTATCTCAAAAGACAAACCACTTTTTACTATTCTTGCTTCTATCCCAGGATATGCTTTTTGTATTTTAACAATCTCTGCTTCTGCTTCCGACTTAATAGGAGTTACAAATTTACCAAAAGATCTATCTCCTTTTTGCTTTACAGTCTCTTTTGTTACATCGCTATAATTTACTTCTCTTGTAACAACATTACCATCTGAGTCAGTCTCTACATCTAATTTAGAATTATTAAAAGACTTAAGACCTCCTTCAGATATTGTTTCCCCTGGAAGAACTTTAGCTCCATCAGGTAGCGTAGTATCAGCAGATGTAATCATATTCTTAAACGCACCTCCTGTAGACTCCATCTTAGTAGAGAACATATTTGTTGGCTTACCGTTTTCATAAATCCTAACATATCCAACAAAGTTTTTCTTGTCTTTACTACTTATGATAGCATCTACAATACCTGTTTCTGGATTTACATAAGTTGCTGTTGATACCCCTTTTCCATCAAGGCTTGTAATATTTGATATATTTGCTTCTCCTTTAGGATTAGATGGGGTTATTAAATTTTTATCTGTATGAGTTTCTCCAAATAAATCCTTTTGTGATTGTGTCACAGTAACTTGCTCCTCTGTGCTTGGCTTTGAAATGGCATCTTCGTCTGTTTTAGTTTCTGATTCTTTTTGTTGGTCTGGATAAGCTAAAGCCTGCATTTCTTCTATTGACAACTTGTTAAAGTTCTCTACAGCTCTATTTCTAATTTCGCTATTATTTATTTTGTAGTTTTTTTCACCTGCAGCTTCTTTCTCTGCAACTAACTCTTTACCTGCATTATCCATGAATTTTTGCTTCTCTTTATTATTAATAAAGTCAAAGTTAGATTTCTTGATTATTCTATTTTTTAATTTCTGTATCTCTACATCAGTTCTAAAATCTGGAAAAGCAGGGTTTTCTTTTTGCTTTATAGCTTCAAGTTCTTTTATTTTAGCTAAGTCACTCATAACCGACAAAGAGGTTTCTGCACTTAAATTAGGAGGTAATCCATTTATTGTGCTTTTGTATATCTCTACATCAGCCATTATATTTTCTACCTGCTCTGGTGTATATACTCCTTTTTTAACTTGTGAGTCTAAAAGTTGTTTTGTTTTATCTGAATCACTAGACATTAAAGCCAATGCTTTCATTTGATCGACAGCCTGAAAACCCCTACCTCTAACTTTAAAAGAATTAACAGTACCTGTTTTTAAATCTCCTGCAAAAGGCATAAAAAAACCTGCTGTTAGTGAGATTATGGATGTGTTCATAAACTCATCTGCACTAATGGTATCTCGCATTATTTCTTGACCTGCTTGCTCATTTATGTTGTCACCAATAACATAAGCCTGTCCTCCTTGTTGAATATTTTCTTGAATAAACTCTTTAAGACCTTCTCCAAGGTATACTTTTCCATTTGTTATTACCTTATCTAAACCTTTTTTAAAAATACTTTTAGATACCTCAATACCTGCTCCTTTAGTATATGCATCTATGCTTTTTTGAATAAGCTTTTCTTTTACTTTTGTTCCGAAAATTTTATCCATAGCAATTCTTTGAGTAGATATAGGAGCTGTTAAAACACCTAAAGCATAACCCTGCATACTTGCACTTGCTGCTAATTCATCTGCCTCTTCATTTGACATTCCTGCAGCTAAAGCTTGCTTTCTTACATCTGAAGATAACGAACTAGCCATTAAAGTTCCTTGAGCAATCATAGCTGATGCTGTTGTAGCTCTCATAGGTACTTTTTCTAATAATTTTATTATAGACCTTCCTTGCTTGTATTTAGAGGCTGCCGATATACCTTTAATGGTTTGTCCTGCTATTCCAACACCTCTAGTAAGAGCTATCTGAAGTAACATATCAGAGGCTACACCTGCAGTTGTTACTGCTGCTCCTGTACCACTAAAACTACTTGTTTCAACTCCATTTTTTGATACTTGTTTTCTTATTTCTTCTATCTGACTAGGCTCTAAAACACTACTAACTCTTATCTTTAAATCTAAATCATATATCTCTCCCCTATCGTCAATCATATACTCTCTGCCATTAGCATAAGCACTTTTACCACTTGCGTAAGTATACCTAAGCATATCATCTCTGTTGAGTTCTGTTTCAGCTTGATTCATTTGAATTTCATCAACAACAGAATCCATACCTAACCATCCGTACCCCCACTCGGAAGTGCTATTTATTCTATCAGCTACAGAACGACCACCCTGATACCCTGAATCAAGAAGCCATTGAGTATTATCTCCACCTACGCCTCCCTCTAGTTCTCTTTGATAGTTTTCTTTTGTTTCGGCTTTTTGTTTCTCTACAACAGCTGCAAGAGTTTTAAATTCCTCAATCATATATTGACTTAGGTCTTCGCTTTTAATTGAAGGTTTTAAATTAATTTTATCAGTATCGCCATGTAAAAATGGATTCCTACCATTATTAGCTATCTTATATTCTAAAACTTCTTTTTCAATTCGTTGCATGTCAGATTCAGCAAGATAATTTTTTAAATAATCATACTTAAGTCTTTCTGCTGCAAGGGTTGGATTATAATTACCTGAATAGTCATAACTTCTACCATCTTCAGAGATGGTTTCGTCTTCTAATAACTGATTGTATTTATCTAGAAATCCTTTTTTCTTTAAGTAGCCATTAAAACCAGCTATATTAAATTTCTCGTTTTTATCTGATAATTTTTTAAGAGCTGTTTGATTATACATTTTACCAAGCTGTTCATTTTCAAAACCTGTTGGTTGGTAATCTGCATCTTCTGCAATGTCAAACTGTTCCTGTGTAGGAGAACCTTCTCTTTGAAATATAGCCTCCATTTCCTGTGCAGTAGCATCTGGATTTGCATCTAAAAGTTTTTGTGTTTCTGAATTAAAGGAATTAACTACCCTTATGGCTTCTGTTTTTATTGCCTTGTCTTCTTCTGTTTCAATGTAGTTTTTTGTTTCTGAATAAACATCATAAGGCTGAAGCTCCTCACTTTGTAGTTTTAATATGTTGTCTTCAGTTGACCTAACCGCAATATCTTGAAGTTTTTCTATAGATTTTCTATTACCTTTTAAGGCACTTATTACGTCTGATTCTTTTATATATCCAACTGCTAATGCTTTTTGAATGTTTGGGTCTGCCTCTATTTTTAACTTTAATGTTTCATCTACTATTTTACTTGCATTTTTCATAGCCCTAGCCCTACTTTGACCTGGCATGTAAAATCCATCTAAGGGTATATCACTATTATCTAGTAATTTATTTAAATCTTCTGTTAAGAAATCTTGAACTTCTTCTTCTGGAATTAAATTTTCTGTGTCTCCTTTTAAAACATTAAGAGGATTCATCTGTTCCTTAAAGTCAACGAAGTCATCTTCAACTACCTCGGTTACCTCTAAACCATCCGAAGATCCAGGAGTTGTTTCCGTTTCTGTAGTAGATTCCGTAACAACCTTTTCCCCATTTGAAGGAGTAACGATTGGGTTTTTTTTTTCAGCATAATCTAAGAACCCCTGCTCATCATTAAAAATACCTTCAGGCAGCATCTCATATACGCTTTTTATTCCATTTTGATTAACGTATTCAGAAAAACCATTAAAATCATTAAATATTCCTTCAGGTAACATTTCGTAAATTTCTTCCATCTTTTATGAATTTTGCCAGTCGTTATATGATTTCTTTTCGTTTCCTTTTATTTTTATCCAATCTTGAAAAGAAGGCTTTTCCGTTGTTTCTTTTTTATTTCGAGGATTGTTTTCTTTAGCATAATTTTCAAGAGCCTTTTTTACTACTCGACCATTATCTTCATCCAATTCACTCGTTGCTAATATTTCTTTTTTGCCATCTAAATATCCGAAGACCCTCATTCTATCATTACCTGGAAAATCGTCTATTTCAACCGTGATAAAGCCTTCAGGAAAACCATATTCTTCTACCATTTTCGATACCGTTTGTTCAAATGCAATTTTTATCTTTTTAGAATCCTTCCCTGCTTCTGTAAAAGCAGTTGATGGTGTTAGAGGATTCATATTGCTATCGTAACTTAGAGCAATATCATCCAGGAAAACATATGGCTTTCCTTCTTTTATCTCATTGTATTTATAATCTTTTATACCTTTTGCTAGTGTGTTTTGCTTATCACCTTTAAAACTTGTGAATTCAAGATAATTTTGAGCAGCATTTTTAGACAGTTGTGCCTGAGCAGCCATTTGACTTCCTGCTCCAGTAGCTTTAGATCCTGTCATTGGTATATCTGCAAGCTTTCGGCCATCCATATCAATAAAGTTTAAAATTAAGTTACCCTTTTCATCTAGAGAGTATTCTGCTGAACTTAATACTTTACTTTGAGTTACTATAGCATTTATAGAACTTTTTTTACCAGTTGCTGCCGTATCAAATAGTTCTGCATAGTATTTACCTTCTTTCTGCCTGTCCCCAACGGCAATATCAACAGCAGTATCTTTCCTTGCTTGAAACTCACTTCTCTTAGTACCTCCTTGAGTATACTTCTCGTTAACTTTAGAAAGAATACTACCCTTTGCAGAATTTACAGCAGCTTTTTGATCATCAGGCGTAAGTACTACTGTGAGTTGGTTTGCCACAAGCTTCATTTCTAGATACTTGTTTTTCTCACCTTCAACTACCTCACCTTTTTCTAGGTCATAATAATTATATTTTATTTTTTCATTCTTTTCTTTATCGGTAAGCATTGCCCATTCATTCATGGTTTTAGTCTGCGACCTTTCACCTTCAGGGCCATTGTCTGTTAAGATACTAACCTTTCTACTATTAGTGCTAGTAGCTAAAGCCGCAGCATCATTTATTAAAGTTGAAACTCTTTGATTAATAAGATTCCCTTCTGAATCTCTAGCTAATAAGAAATCTTTAACAGTTCCATACATTTTTCCATTTGGCCCAATAGCCATTATTTGAGCTGCTACATCTAAAGGGCCATCTTTTACAAAAAACTTTGCAGTTTCAGTTGCTAAGTCAAACCTATCTGCCCTTTCATTCCTTACTCCATCTAAAGCAAGTATGTTCATTTGTGAACCTTGACCTGGCAATATTTTAGGGTTACCTTTTTCATCTAAATCCAAAACCTCAACTCCATCTTGAAGTTTTGTTTGGTATAAAGTAACATTACCTAATCCATTTGTACCAATACTCATATTAACAAAATTAGGATTCATTATTCTACTCTGGATTCTTTGCATCGCCCCCTCTTCATCTCCAGATGCAGGAAGATGATATACATCAGGGCCACCTTCTTCATCAGGCCAATATCCACCTTTAGCTCTTTGAAGTGTTAATTGATAATCTTTTGAAGCAGATTGGATTTTTTTCTGCATAATATCAAACGTCTGTTTTCCATTTTCTCTAAATATAACATTATCATCAGCACTTATGACACCACTTCTAACTAATTTTTCATTATCATAAAGTTGGTCTTTATAACTAGCCAATCCCATTATAACTAAATCTCTTTCAGTTTTATATTGTTCTCCAGTACTTGTTAATTTTGATATTTCTTGTTGAGCTTTTAATTCGCCTTCCCTGTAAGCCTTAGCTGTATCGTCTTTTAATTTTTTACGTTCTGCAGCTATATTAGTTGCCCAGGTGTTAACATCAGCCATTCCTGTGTCAACAGCCTCTAATAATGTTTTTCGTGTACCAACACCTGTGTTTCCTTGTTCAACCGAAAACTTTGCTGCGTCTAATGCATTACCCATATCTTATAATTTATTGTTCTTTTTCTTTCGGTTTTGGAGAACCAAAGAGTCCTAGTCCTTGAAACATCTCACTAAAATCACCAAAAGGATTTGTAAAATTATCAAATTGTGTTTTTAATTCAGAAAAGAAATTAGTGAATCCGCTTTCAGCTTCTACTTTTTTATCCATTCCAACAGAATCTGAATAACCAACTTGTGTATTTTTTTCGTCTATCCTAATATCTTCATCTTGTGGTACTACAGGAGTATTTGAAGCTGTAGATTCTAACTCAAAAGGAAGACCTGTTTTAACTGTTTGCATTAATTGGCCTTTATCATACCCATCAATTATTTTTAATGCCTCTGCATTAGTTTTTGCTGCTCCACTATCTAATAAAGATTTAACTGCCTTACCTGTTGCATCTTTCATACCAGCAAATCCTCCAAAAGCTTGAAGTCCAGCAGATAATGCACTTGTCCCTGCGTTAATAAACGCCCCTGTTGCCTGACCTGATAAGTTATCTGATTGTTGTGTTAACGCATCAGCTTTTACTCCTGCTGCCGCTGCTCTATCATCAAACATCATTGCAATCCTAGCAGCATCTGTTTCAGCAGCTTCCGCTCTTTTCGCCTCAATACCTAATTGTTGTCCAGCATACTTGTCTGCAATTAATCCTGTAGTAGCATCTGCTCCTTGCTTTACCTTACCTGCTGTTGCTACTAAACCTCTTTGGTCACCTTCGGCTGCCTTTTCGATTATCTGTCCAGTTATTGCATTTGCAGTTTGAAGTTGTTTATCATATACATCTGTTGTTGCTCTAAGAGCATCATAGTAATTGGTTTCAAGTCTTGATACTGCTTCCTTTTCTAATTCTTCTTTTTGTATATTTAAACGACCTGCCATTCTAGCGGCTTCTTTTGAACCATCTGAAGCTATAAAACCTTTTGCTACTTGGCCACCTACAGCTACACCTGCAGCTATCCCTGTTATTAATCCCATATTATAATTTTTTTATCATTTCTTTGGTGTACTGATCTCCCTCAATATAACCGTTTCCCTTATAATGTTCTATTAAAGAATCAGACTTTATTAAAGCATACGCATATTTGCAATTAGATAACTCTAAAGTG